TCTCTGCCCCGCCAACGCCAAGCACTTCAGAGGAGATCAACGGCAGATCCTTTCTGCGCGTCATGTTTGCCCCGTCTTGCTGGAAGTTGTCGTAATCGAGCCGGTAGATCTTCTTGTTGATTGCGTGGGCCGCGAGCACCAGGTTGTAACCCTGAACGACAGTGGTGGTCACAAAGTCCTTCTCAAACCAAGATCCAGATACAACGTGATGGGTCCAGATGATTCCCTGGTTCGGGAAGATAAAGTCAACAAAGTTTTCTTGGTGCAGCGAGTAGCAGCTAACCCTGGCGCTGGTGAAGTCATCGGTGCCGTAGTTGGCCCAAGCCTCTCCAATTGCAGGAACATACAGCGGTTGATGTTGAGATCCGACGATAACGCCTGGCCGTCTGTTGCCATCAATGAAGTAAATCGCGCCGTCAATAGAATCAACTGCGTAGGTGCCGCAAATGCCATGCTGCAACACTGCCTGACGGTCTAATGGTGGTCGCCCTGTGCCGCTCGTAAACCACACCTCAGTGGTCTTTTCTCCAAACAGGTAAAGCAATTGGTTTAGCGAGAAAACGCGCCTGATGTCGTCAGGGAGAGCCTCTGCTTGTGCAAAGTCTAGTGCGCTGATGTCTGTGCCGTCGTTCAGAGCGGAAACGACAAAATACCCGTCAGGTTGGTCAAAAATGAATCGTGAGTCCAAGAACGCGACTGACTTTGTAGTAGATAGATCTGTGTCGCTGATCTCGACTAAGCCGCCTGCAACGGTGTACACATAAGCCGATGGGTTGCCACCAGTACAGATTATTAACTGGTTTGCATCCGTAGCCATCACAACAGGGTTTGGCTCATTCGATATGTTGCCCAAAAACACCGCATTACCGCCCGAATCAACAGAGTAAAGCGACGACCCTGTTACCTGGTACATTAGGGCGTTTGGACCATCGACAATGATCCCTCTGTCTGCGCCACCTGGCGTGATTGATACCTCAATGGTGTTGCCATCGGCATCAGTGAATATCGATGCGTTGGTATCTGTGAGAGGCTCACCTGTACCCAAGAAGTCGGCAAAGGTGACGTAGCCAGGCACTTGCCTGTATCCCCGCAATGTGTGCGGGTAAATGTTGAGCACTTGCTGTCGGTTAGCATCGAGCCTGGTGCTGTTGTAGCTTGATTCTAGTTGGACATCTGCTCTCATATATCAGTATTCACATCGTAGTTTGATTGATGGAACGTGAACGCCAGGTCCGACATATCAACAGAGATGTCGATACTGATGTCACCCTCAAGCCGGTCCTTTGTTTCTTGTGCAATCACAAAAACAACCTGCGAGGGATCGATACCGAAGTCGCTTGAGATCTCGACGGCCAGGTTGTAACCGAGCGCCCGAATTGTTCCATGTGGAACATCTAACGTTTCAGTCAAAGTCGTAGGTGCAGGGATGTTGCAAAGACCATCCTCGCCCCACTCAGAAATCATGTTCTGCAACGCAACAAACACATCTGCGTTTTTATTTGCGTCGTCAGTAGAAAAAGTCACCCCAGAGGTTCTGACACGAATCAGGGAGGTGGCCCTGTCAATTATGTTTTGGGGTGTTGCCATGTCATCTCCAAAAAAAAGAAAGGGGGCCGAAGCCCCCGATCAAGAGCGGTCTTAGTTAATACCTACTCGTGCAGCAAGCTGCGGTCTGATTGCTTTGTAGCCATAGAGGACATCGATCCTGCATGGGTACTTGTCATCAGAGATTGTGTAGTCACGGATTACGCGCATTGAGATGCCGTCCATAACTTCACGGGCCGCAAAGTCAACGCCTTGTGGCAATACCAAGTCAGCAGTTGCAAAAGCAAATGCGTTCTTGCTGAATGCCAACGTTTCTTGCCAGTCTGCACTCGCGCCACCGCCAACTTTAGAGATCGCAGCATTGTCAGCAGGTGATCCGCTAACATTTTGACGACCGCCAGAGGCAGTGATTGAGGGAGAGATAGCAACCGACGTTGCAGATGTTCCAGAGTCGCTGGTTACAACAAACTGCTGAAGTACACCTGTGTCTGCCTTAGTTTCAGGGTGGACACGGTTAACGCCTGCGATGGTGACGATGTCACCTTTCAGGAACGTGGTTGTGCCGCCATCTACAGTCAAGCTTGCGCCAGTCTGTGATGCACCGTTGACCAAGTAGCCAGTAGTTGCAGCAGCAGTACCAGTGGTGTGAACAGGCATGAGAGTGTTCTCAAAGTGCTCAAAACCAGCGATCTTGCCCAACTGACCTTCTTTGTACTGCTTGCTGATGCTTGAAGAATCTTGGAAAAGACCCTTGGTATCGGCCAGCATGTCTACAACAGACTGTGGGTTGTGCAAGTAGCTGCGGTCGCCATAAGGCGCAAGGCTGTCAGTCAATAACTTCTGTGCCTGGGTAATGTTTGCAAAAGAGTTTGCAGAACCTACCCCGTTGTAGAAGTTATAAACGTCCTTGTACATAGACAATGCGTCCGACTCCATGTTGGCAGCCAATACAGACATTGCAGGCTCAAGGTATCGTGCCTTGAACTCGTCAATGTGCATCGTTAACTCTTCAGATGAGAACGTGAAGTCCACACCTTTTTGAGTGTCTACGGTTAAAGTTTCAGAAGACTCATCGATGTCCTGAGTGCTGAGAGCTGCGCCACTACGGATAGTGAACTCGTTTGGTAAACGGACCTTGAGGTCGTTACCAATCTTTGCGCCGGTCTTTGCATACTGGTCGTCGTACTGAGTGTTGATGTTGCTCACGAAATTCAATTTCTGATGAAGAATAGCGAGAGCTTCTTTTGTGATGACACTAGGTGTCAGAAAGCTATTAGCCATGAGTTGCCTCGATTATTTTCTGTACCCCCTGTACTTGGCGTACTCGGCTGGAGTCATCTTGTCGGGGTCTTTTTCGACTTTTCCAGATGCTCTGACGGGTTTCGCTGGTGCTGGGGCGTTGGATGTCGTGACAGGTCTGTTTGGCGTGAGCGCTTGAGATAACCGGCCTAGTTCCATCATTGCCATCCCAGGTGCCATCGCATTGATTGCTGCGGCCCTTTGTGGGTTTGATGCAAGGTGGTATGCCAGTGCTGGGCCATTCTCAGACAATATGATTGCCTGTTGCATGGCTTCACCCTGGACAAAACTAGGTGCGCTGACCTTGGCCATAAAATCTGGCTGCTCAGACGCAAATGCCTGCGAGCGTTCTTTGAAGGCATCGACAGTTGCTTGGTTGGCTTGTTGTCGAAGGTGTTCGACTTGTAGCCTTTCCTGCTGCGTCATTGCCTGCTGAACAGTTCGCTGGTTCAAAGCGGCGTTGTATTGCACCACGGCCTGCTGGTAAGCATTCTGGTCGTAATCAAAGTCCTCTAGCTGCGGAAATGCATCCGTTTGCGGGAGGTTCTGATTCATCCTCTGCTCAAGCAGATTGGCGCGTTGCTCGGCCTCTTTGGCTCGTTGCTCTGCCTCTCGGACTTGTCGTGTTTTTTGGTTGATCCGCTCTTGGAATGAGTTGCGTTTCTTTTGCACCTCTTCCTCAGATTCGACGGGATCAGCGTCGGATGGCTCTGTTGCTTCTACAGCTTCAGAGGTTTCGCCCGAAGGCTCTTGAGTCTCTTGAACGGTTGACTCGGGTTCCGGTGACACAGAAGTGTCGTCAGCTATTGCTGCATCAGTCATGAGTTCGTCTCCACGGATTTTCCCCACCAGAACGAAAAAACCGCCACTAGGGCGGTCTTTATTTAGGGCGGTGGGTTTGCCCTAGTAACAGTGAGTCGGCACTGTTAAACCGAAGGATTTATGCGTCTTCTTGCTGTTCTTCTTGCAGCGTTTTGAAAAGAACTACGCCGCCTGCAATGGAGAAAGCTGTACCTGGGAACGCTTTTCTTGCGTCTAACCGGCCTTCACTGTCTTTGTACTTAACAACTTTTAAGCCAGCTTTTTCTAACGTGTTTATCGTTGACTGCGGCGCATTATCTGGAACGATGGCCCCACTAAACTCAGCCATGTTGACTGACCGTCCTGGCTTTGCTTCAAAGTATTCTGTTGGTCCAGAGCGTAAATCAGATTGGTAGCGGCGAATCATGTCTTTCATTTCTTCGCTGACATTTTCAAAGCCAAACTTCTGAAGTGCTCTGTCTAAGCCAATTCGATCAGATTCGTAAATCATTTCACCAACTTCATCCCTGTAACCCCAGCCGCCGCTTTCATACTTGTAAAAGGGTTCCATCGAATCTTGTATGTCGATCAGAGTTGAATCCATTTCTGTTTTAAATTCAGCGACATCATCAGCAGTTAGTAATCTGCCTTTTTCAGATTTTATTTGAGGAAGACTCTTCAACTGTTTTGCAAGGTTTGCCCTGACCTTTCCAACCCCTACAGTCATTGTTGATTCTTGACCTGCGCCCTTACGCTTTTTCATGTACTTTGTAACTTCATCGCTTGTGTAGGGCTTCAACTTTGGCGAAGTTGTCACGTAATCCCGATCAGGATTAGTAATAAATAACTCTTCTCCAGAGAAGTATTCGTTTAACTTGTTATCGGCCCATGCTTGGCGTTGATCGCGCATTGGCTCAATCATTTTGTCTATTTCGTTCCCATCGACACCATCATATTTTTTGCTCATTGGTATGTTGGTAATAC